GCGGTTGCATCCGGTGTCACCGGCGCGATGAACTCCAACTTGGAGCCCGCTGCCACAGTCTTGGCGACCGCGCCTACAGTGGCGAATGTCGGTACGCCGGCCGTGTCAAACACTACGGTGCCGATCGACACGCCGTCATCTTGGATGTCCACGGTAAACGATGCCGTTGGGTTCGTGGTGATGTCGGCGCCCGATCCCGCGAAGTTGGCCGGGAAGGTTACTGTACGTACAATAATCAACGCTTCAAGAATTTGCGAGGCTGTTGGAGTAGCCGAGAAGCCCGACGACACGTCGTAAACGCTGCCGACCCATTGCGTGTTGAAGTCGACCGAATCGACTTTCGATAGAACCTGATTGGCGGTCCCGCCGACCGGTACAAAGCCTTGGTCAATTCGAGCGAGTATCCGCATTTGAACCGGGCCGGTCGTTGCGGCGTATACGGTGTCCGATACGGCTGGGGCGAGAGAAGCATACCTTACGGAGCCGAGTTCGATACTCCAGAGGCCGGCCGGGTCATTTTGGCCGACAACGCCGGGGAATGAGACTCGCATCGGGTCAACGGCTGTCGCATCCGTGCGCACGAATATAATCGCGTACTGTACGCCGGCCGTTAAGCTGAGAGGCGTAGGGAATGTAAACCACTCTTGGTTTATCGGGTTCACTGACGACATTGTTCCCAGCGGGTGGATTACCGTGTTTACCGTTCCTGGGTTCGCGTCATCGAGTTGGCAAACAGTAACGTCAACCGTTTGAGTAGGGGTCGCGCCAGATATAAAGAACTCGACCGCGTTCAATAAGATGTCGGTGTTCGGCGTGATAATAGCGCCCTTAGAGGCATACGGGGAAGTACTTGCCGAAACTGTTGCGACAGCAGTGAGACCGTCGCTTCCAAAATCAACGATGTTGTTCGTGAACTCAAGAGCCGTGGCACCGGCGTTTACTTTGGCTATCTGTCCGGCCGTACCCAACGTGCCGGGAGTGTCGGTCAAATCGGTGAAAGCCGCGGCGCCACCTCCCGCACCGTTCTCCTGTACCCATACGGCAGCGCCGGTGGTGTTATCTATGCAAGTGTAGGTGTTGTCGTTGGTTACATCCATCCAGCGAGAACCAACGACATAGTTTTCCGTGTCGTCGTTTGTTACGGCAGGTGCAACAGTTGCGGCGAGGTTATTGAACAGCGCGCCACCGTATTTGACCCCGATAACGACAAGGTTACCGGAAGAAATCGTAGTGCCGGCCGCGAAGAACCTAATGTCGTTGGCTATTTCAAGGCGGTCTTGCCATCCGTCTACCTTAAACACCGTGGTGCCGGAGGCGCCAGATGACCACATCGCCTCTTTGTGGGTGCGCGTAGAGGGATTGTTATGGTTCTTTATGGTGGCGAAACCGGCGTTATTGCCGGCGCCGTCAAGCGCGGTAAAATAGGTTTGGTCGCTGTTGTCATAGTTGTCGCTGCTGATCCCGGTGTATAGCCGGGAATACAGGTCCGCGCGCCATGTGGTGCCGGCGTCGGGCGAGAATTGGTATCGCAGTGCAGAGCCGCCGCTAAAAATCTCAGCGTGGATGTGGATCTCATCATACAACGTCAGATCGACCCCGAGGACTTGGGGCGTGGTGGAGATTGGCGTCACCGACAAGTCCTGATCGAGAAGAACCGTAGACGTCGTAACGCCAGAAGGTGAACCGCCGCCGCCGCCGGAAGGAGCGGCCGTGAACTCAAGGGCAGTCGCGCCAGCGTTTACTTTGATGAACTGGCCAGCGGTGCCGAGCGTGCCGGGGGTGTCGGTTAGGTCAGTGAAAGCCGCCGCGCCGCCGCCGCCGGCCACGAACTCGAGAGCCGTTTCCCCGGCGTTGACACGCGCGAACAGGAGGGCAGAGCCGGTGAAGTTGGCCGGGGTGTCGGTGAGGCCGGTAAATGTCGTGGAGCCGGGTGTGGCCGGTGTTGCGAACTCAAGAGCCGTGCCGGCAGCGTTGACCTCTAGTATCTGGCCAGTTGTGCCGAACGCGGTCGGGGTGTCGATCAAGTCGGTGAACCTGCCGCCGAACTCATAGTCGACTGTAAACGACTGCCCTACATTCGAGACCCACGTCGCCGTGTAGTTCTGCACCGTAATAAAGTTAGTCCCGTCAAGAGAGCACTGGAGGTCAAAGTCGGTCGGGGTGTAGCCGGCGTTTGATCCTGGGCGGATATAAAACTCGGTGACCTCGGTTGTCGAGCCGAAGTCCCACTCGATCCACGCGTTGTTGATGAGGCCCGCCTGTGTAGCCCAACCGGTGGTGGTGATACCGTCGAATGCTTTGTCGGCGTTGAACGAGGTCGAGAACACCGAACTAGCCGATGCTGTACCGCCAACCGTGCCGCCGTCGGTTGTCCCGTTCCACCCCAACTCGGACATTCCAACAAAGTTGGGGTCGCTGCTTACGTTCCGAAAGATTCTCCAATACCGCGCTTTGATCGTTATAGATGCGCCGCCGGCCGCTGCCGTAATCCACGCTGGATCAGCACCCGCGCCGTTGGTCGATAGGACATCGCCGACGGTCCCGAAGCCAAGACGTTCCCACCCTGCCGCTCCGCGGAAGAGGATGTCGCCATGAGTGCCGCCGATCGCCGTGTCTATGGTCGCCGAGAGCGTGTTCCATGAAGGATCCGCCGCCGCGCCGTTCGTAACGAGGAGTTTACCGGCCGTGTCGGGCTCGAGGAGTTCCCATATCGAGGCGCCGCGATACAATATCTGCCCACGCGCTTCCGCACCCAGGACATCGAGGACTGCCGATACCGCCTCGGGCGTGGACAGGTTGGCGATCGCCGCGTTTGAGGCTACTTGCTCCTGCCACCAACGCATGAAGAACGGGGTGGGTTTCCCGTCCTTGTCGACCATGGGTAGGTTTGGGCTTAGAGGCGGTGTCAATCGGGCCATTTACTGTTCCCCTTCGACATCCGCTACAACATACGCGAGGAACTTGATACCCCCGTTGTCGTACATGCGGAAAATTCTCCCCGGCTGTTTGAACGCGCCGAGCGACCGGAACTCTATCCGCTGGTTTGGGCTTTGCGTGAGTTCAATGGCGCGCGGGTTTGACCATGTCGCGCCGTTGTCGTCGGAATAGGTCATGTTGAGGATAGGCGGGCTTAGGGCATCGACCAAGCCGGTGCGGCCGGGTGAGCCGACCAAGCGAAGGTTGAATTGGCGGATGTACTTCTCGGCCGAGGCAAAGATGACACCGTTGACCTCGTAAGTGACCGGGCGGAAGTCTTCATCGAGGTAAGATGCTTCATCGAGAGCGACCAATAGGCCATCCAGCATACCGCCGCCGATGACCTGCTTACCGTCGCGCCAGTGAAAGCCGTTCTTCATGTTGAAGTGGCCCTCGTATCCGGCAGTATCCCACCTCGACCACGATTGCGTTGTGAGGTCATAGACCATTGCGCCTTGCTCGGCGAGGTCCAGAACGTAGAAGGTGTGGCCGTCAAAGTCGAACGTCCATGCCTTTTGGCGTGGGGTGTCAGGTACGCCGATCGTGTAAACGACTTGCGGCTCGACGGTCGAGGTGTAGAATGAGCCGCCTCGGAAAGCGGGGTTCTGCACAAGTATTTGAGCCAACATCTGGGCGACTTGGATACGCTTTGGGGTGGTCGCAATGACGATTTGCGACGTCACCTGAGAAACCTGAGAGCGTCTCGGCGTGCCGCGAATGATAAGCTGCGCTACGGCTTGAGATAGAACGTGCTTGAGGCCGCTACTCGATGGAGATTGAGTAACGGTCTCGAAGAAAGCAGTTGTGACGCGGGCAAATTCACCCATGGTTTACACCGTCCTTGTTACGCGGACGCGGCCCCCAGTGATGGTTGACGGCGTGATGGTGGCGACGGTGTCGGGGTCTTCCTCGAACACTTGGCGAAGCCATGCTGGGTTTAGGTCGGTGCCGAGAGCCGCGCCGGTTCCTACTGCCGCGCCGGGGCCTACAAGGTCGAAGCGGAGTTGTGCGGAGCCCGCGTCGGACTTGAACCCGCGCGCGGTGATCTGCAAACCGAGAACACCTGTCACATCAACCGGCAAACGCTCCATGGCGAAGTCAGAAGGTGCGGGGATGTCCTCGCCACCGGCGAACGTGGTGTCGGTGAAAGAGCCGTTTGTCAGCGTCTCGGTGCTCACTACAGAGTTACCGGCCGTGCCGATCGCTGTTGCGGTGAACAAGCCTTGTGGATCGGGCAGCGCCGAGGCGAACACGTCGATGTTGGCCACGGTGCCGGTAGAGTAGACTGTACCAACACCCGCGCCGCCGTTGATCGCTTGGATGATGTTGTCGAGACACTCTGCCGTGTCCGCGCCGATCAAAATCTCGTAAGCGACTGTTGGTCCGGCCGAGAGAGCCGTCACCCAGGTATAGGTTTGCGCGCCGAGGACAACGGTCTCAGTGTTGAGCGGCAATCCTGTCAGAGTGAGGATGGTCGTCGCGAAGGTGTTCCGAGCCTCGATGTAGGTATCGTCCCATGCTGGGCGACGGTTGAGGACTTGGAATGAGTTGTCGTCGTCGTCCGGCTCATCTGCCGTAACGCCCGTGCCGGGTGTCAGAGTGAAGGCGTTGTCGGATTCGTCGATGATTGCGCCGCCGTCGAAGCCCATGAGCAATTCGACATTTGCGAAGCTGGCGTCACCACCCACGTCGCGCCCGAACGGAACGGCCGTCGGTGTGAAGTCCGTGGCGTAGCGCGAGGCGCCGACCGTGAGGCGGAACTCATCTATGAAGCCGTCAAACGCCGTTGCGGTAACGAGCGTGTTACTGGAGTTCCAATCCGACCCGAGGCCGAGGTTGGCAGCGCCGTTGTGGTAAGTGTTGGCGTCAGTGATGTCGACACCAAGTTGCGTGCCGTTGACAAATATGCGCGTAACCGCTGTCGAGCGATCCACCGCGATGTGATAATACTTGTCGAGGTCTGGCGTCCATGGGTAGGCGAACAGTTGCGTGACTGCCGTACCGTCGGTCGAGATGTCGAAACATAGGTTACCACCGTCGGCATCGTAGTACAGGCGCCAAGAGCGTGCGTTCGTGTTGGCTTGCCACTTAGATGCGAAGGTCATCTCCGAGGTGCCGATCGGCAGCGAGTGAGTGCGCCAGAAGCCCTCGATCGCGAAGTCGCCCGATCCGAGTTCCAATAGAGCGTTGTCGCTTACGCGGAGGCCGGTGTTGGCGGTTTGCATGTTGAGAACACCGTCGGAGATGTTGGAGCGTGTTTGCGCTTCCCATCCGCCGCCAGCATCTTCCGCGCGCATCTCTTGCGCCGCGACAAAGACTTGACCGAGGAGGTCGGTGTTATACGTGCCGGATGTGTCGCAAACCACAAGGTCGCGGACGTACCGGTGAGTGAAGTCGAGGTCATCGCCCGAGCCCGCGAAGCGGGCAAAGCCCGGTGGGAGTAGGCCGAGGACGTCGATCTGTGGCGAGAGTGTGGTGGCCATGGATAGACCGGTGGCGTTGATGACAAGGTTCGAGGCGATGATGTCGCCCGCGTACACCTGCATGTCGACGGTGTCATCAACTCCGTTCGTTGTGATTTTGATGCTTAGAGACTGCCATGTCTCGGCCACGATGACCGGCGCCGAGGATACTGCCGTCACGTTTGGCGTGGTCAGCGTGTCGCCCGAGATGGTCACGTTGTAAGGTGTGCCGTCGTATACGACAAGGCGACCCGATGGGTTTACGCCGAGCCATCCGCGGATCTGCCCAAACGAGTTCTGGAAGCAGATAATTTGACCGTGGTTTAGTTCCAAGGCCGGCAAAGAGTCGAGGGAGAAGGCGATGTGGAAAACCCGCACGTGCTGCGATGCGCCGGGGATTGACACGCGAGGCATCTCCGCGCCGGACATCTGGTACGCCGTGCCGCCGAGGCCGGTGCGGTAAAGGTTGGTCGCCTTGGCGCCGAACGAGTAATCGCCGCGCCGTGAGCCCCATGAAGGGTTCTCGATGACGTAGTTACCGTATGAGATTGTGTTGTTGGCGAAGGAGCCGGCCGGGTTCGATTGAACGACATCCCCGAGGATAGTCCAATCATCGGCGCTGAAATCCCATCCCCAATCGGCATCGTTATTGTAGAACGCCAGCGCGGTGCCGGGTCCGTAGATGTCGAATGATGCTGTATATACTATGGCCATGTTATGACTCCGCTGCGACTGCTAGTCGAATTTGCTCTTCAATGCCGTGATTGGAAACGCGTTGAGCCCCTCCAGAGATAGCATAGACGACGTAATCTTGATCGACAAGATACAATGTTCCCTTAACGTTTACCACAGTTCCCGGCAAAGCGCCACGGTCGTAAACACGTCCTGACACGGGCGAGAATGGGAGGGCCAGATCGCCCGTGGTGTACCAAATTTCAGTGACCGATTGACCAACGAACCACACCGTATCCTGCATGATGTTAAGCGATACAATCTGATCCGGCGAGGATTCTGCCGTGGCAAAGTTCAAGGCGTCGATGGTGACCGCCGCGGGCTCGACCCAATAGAACCGGTCGGTGGAGCCGACTGCCACAATCACATAAGATTTCAGCGTGCCGACCTGGGTGGGCGGTAAGCCGTCTGGCATCTCGATCCCGCTCAAGCCGTGGTTATTGCCGCCGGTGAATAGCCCGAGGGCTGGCGTTTGGATGTTGGAGCCGCCGTCCACCGGGTCGGTGAGCGTGTATAGGTTGCCCGCTGCCGTGTCGATGCGTGCGGTGATCGTGAGTTCTGGGCTCGTGTAAGAGGCTGTCACCTGTAGGTTTTGACCGGCGATCGTGGCCGAGTAGGTCTGGCCCGTGGTGCCGTCGAAGGCGAGAGCCGATCGCAGGTTGTCGAGGGAGACGTCCCACGTTCCGCCGATAGCGACCTTGAACGGGTTTGAAGATGATCCCACACCGTCAGTCACGAACCCGAAACCGTCGGGGGTCTCAAACTCATAGTACGTGCCGTTTACTTCGACTTGGTCTCCCGGTGCGGCGTCGGAGCCGCCGGTATATGATACGATGCCGCTGGCCTTGGTGCCGCCCGAGTAGAACTGTAGGCGTGCGCCGTCGGCGATGAATAGACGCTCATAATCGAGCCCCTTGCCAACGCACATAGAGACCTCGCCCTCGCCGTACACGATGCCGTTGATCGAGAATGTGGTGCCGTCGGTGTCGCGGCGATAGAGCGTGTTGCCACTCACAAAGAAGAGAGCGCCGGCAAATAGGCCCGGTTGGGAGAATACCTTGCGAATCGGTCCCGTGCCATAGTTCCCGATCGAGGTGGTGGCCGGCCGCGCGATCGCTGCCCGCTTCTTACCTTGGAGCGGGTTCTCTTCAAAGAACCGGTTACGCAAGGGAGCGGGTGGCAAGTCGGCGTAGATACGCTCGAAGTCGGAAAAGGCAAGATCAATCTCAGGCATTATCTAAAACTCCCATCGAGCCCGCCATAGTCGTTCGGATTGGCGTATGTTTGCTCACTCGAAGGGGAACCCGTGCCGACCGATTCGATCGACTGATGATACCAAGCACGGCAGAAGGATAGCATCTCTTTCGCGCGTAGCATTGTGATCTGCGCGGGCTCGTTGCCGAACCGCGGGGCGAGGCGCATGGCCAAGTAGGTGACAAAGAAGTCGCGGAACTCGGCGGGGAATGGCAGTTGGCCGTCATATGTCAGATCGTCGATCGGAACCCATGAGGCGATGTCGCCGCGGAATACATATGTCTTGGTGGGAACTCTCGAGCCGCCGGCGACCGATGTCGTCAGCGTCACAGTTGTATCGGTCCCTGATACACCGAAGAAAACCCCGTTGGCATCGAGTGTCACATCGGCAGTGAAGCCGGCGTCGACCACTTGCATCATGGCGCCGTCTTGGGGGATCATCTGGAAATAGATTGTCTGAGGCGATGTAGTACGGAGTATTACACGCGAGTTGGCCGGGGGATAGTTGTCCTGCCGATGCCCTCGATCGGTGTCAACCGAGTTCGCCGGGTATGCCACGGCGTTGGGCGCGGTGTTGTTGAGACGGGGAAGGAACCATGCCTTTGGTCGAGTTCCAACAACCGTCCCAAAGAACGAATCAACGAGCCCTTGTAGGAGCGAAAGCCCCTCGGTTTGTTCGTCGGCGGTGAGGACGCCACCTTGAGCCGTGAAGTTCGACTCTCGGTAGGCGTCCGCAATGATGTTGCTATTCAGCGTCATCCGATGGTTCCTGCTTCTCTAGGTGAGCGTCGAGGGCCACTTTAAGTTCTTCTAGCTTAGAAGTCGAGATGTTCTTGGCGTAGTCTACGTCGTGCTCATCCAGGTAGTCCATGATACCGCGGCGTAGCGCGCGTTCGGCCTTCTTGGCATCGTCACGCTTGGCGTCGGCCTTGGCTTG